AGGCGCGTCCGCAATACTATTGCCGAGCACGGTTTGACGCTCGGCTATGGCCTTGCCGACGATGAACACGCTGCCGATCGCTGGTCCACATCAGCGGGCGGCGAATATGGCGCATTCGGCCTTGGCGCTGCCGTTACCGGCCGCCGCGCTGATCTGGTTATTCTCGACGACATCGTTGCTAGCCGTGAAGCGGCCGACAGCGAGGTGCAGCGGGAAGCAACCTGGGAATGGTATCAGAACGACCTCTATACTCGGCTAAAGCCGGGCGGGCGTGTCGTGCTGATTATGACGCGCTGGCACGAAGACGATCTGGCCGGACGCTTGCTAGCCTCAATGGGCACGGGCGGCGATCAATGGCGCGTCCTGAACCTACCCGCGCTTGCCGAAGATAACGACCCTCTAGGCCGCGCGCCAGGCGACCCGATCTGGCCCGAATGGGAAGACGCCGCAGCGCTCCAGCGCAAGCGAAATGCGGTAGGCGAGCGAACATGGTGGGCGCTGTATCAGCAGTCGCCCCGGCCGCTCGACGGCGCGCTATTCAAAATTGCCATGATCCAGACGCTAGACGCGGCCCCTGTTGGCGGGCGCATCGTGCGCGCATGGGATTTGGCCGCGACTGAGCAAGTGGGCACACGCGACCCCGATTATACCGTCGGCCTGAAAATGGCCCGCACGGACGAGGGGCGCTTCGTGGTGCTGGATGTTGTCCGGCTTCGCGGCGGCCCAGACGAAGTTGAGGCGGCGATCGTAAACACCGCCGCGCAAGACGGCCGCAGCGTTACCATCAGCATTCCGCAGGACCCTGGGCAAGCGGGCGTCTCGCAGGCGCTTTACTACACGCGCAAGCTCGCCGGTTACAAAGTCAACACGTCGCGCGAGACCGGGGATAAATCCACAAGAGCCGCGCCGGTCGCATCGCAAATCAACGTCGGCAATCTGTCGGTTGTTCGCGCGCCTTGGAACAGGACGCTGCTGGACGAGATGGCAGGCTTTCCGAGCGCGCGACATGACGATTGCGTCGATGGTCTATCTCGCGCCTTCAACGAGCTAATTGCGCCGCCCGCCCCCGCGCGCGTCCACCCTCTACGCCTCTAGGATCAGGAATGGACGACGTACGCAAACCATCGGCGCAAGTGCTCGCCATGAGCGAAGATTGGCCGATGATTGACGCGCTGATGGGCGGCACGACCGCCATGCGCAAGGCAGGCCGTCGCTTCCTTCCGACGTTTCCGCGCGAGGACCCGGAGAGTTACCGCGACCGTCTTGCCACTGCGACCCTATTCCCCGCCTATGAGCGCACGGTTAGCATTCTCGTCGGCAAGCCATTTTCGAAGCCGGTTACGCTGGGCGATGACGTTCCGCCTCGCATCGCCGACCTCATGGGCGATGTGTCGCTTGACGGCCGGAACCTTCACACCTTTGCTGCCGATATAGCGGCCGATGCGTTGGCCTATGGATTCTGCGGCGTGCTGGTTGATTGCCCGCCTAATCCGGCTGTGCAGGCCGGACGCAAGCCGACGATCGCAGATGAGCGCGCGGCTGGAGTGCGGCCATACTTCGCCCATATCCGTCCGCAGAACGTGCTCGGATGGCGTTCCGAGACGCGTGGCGGCAAGCAAGTTCTGACGCAGCTACGATTGCTGGAGACGGCAGAAGAGCCGTCCGGCCCGTTCGGCACTAAGACGACCGAGCAAGTCCGCGTCTTAGAGCCCGGTTCGTGGCAGATTTGGCGCAAGAGTGCGGCCGTTGATGGGTATGAAACGTGGGTGCTCCATGAGCAGGGCACGACCACGCTTGACGTAATTCCGTTCGTCCCGTTTTACGGCCGTCGCATCGGATTCATGGTCGGCCGCGCTCCAATGCTGGAGCTAGCTCACAGCAACATTGAGCACTGGCAGAACAAATCCGACCAGCAGACTATCTTGCATGTGGCGCGCGTGCCGATCCTGTTTGCGCGCGGGCTTGGCGACCAGGAAATTGTGATCGGCGCCAACTCGTTCATTACGACCGGCAGCGAGACGGCCGAAGTCAGATTTGTTGAGCACAGCGGCGCGGCCATTGAGGCGGGCCGACTGTCAGTGCTCGACCTCGAAGACCGGATGCGCCAGGCGGGCGCGGAATTGCTCGTCATCAAGCCGGGCAATACAACCACGGTCCAAATCCACGCCGAGAATGAGCAGGCGAAATGCGACCTGCAACGCATGGTCCAGGGGCTTGAAGACGGCTTCGATCAGGCGCTCGCGCTAGTAGCGGCGTGGATTGGCGAGTCCAACAGCGGTCACGTGGATATTTACGACGACTTTGGCGCAGCGAATCTAGCGGAAGCGTCCGCGAACATGCTGTTCGGCATGCAACAGGCCGGGGCCTTGAGCCATGAAACGCTGCTTCTTGAGATGCAGCGTCGCGGCGTCGTGTCGAGCGATTTGGATATTGCCAAGGAAATTGCAGTCGCGACTGCCGAAGCAGCCGCCCGTGCGGCAGTTGCTGCTGGCATCCAGCGGCAGGAACGCATTAGCGCCTAGAGGCGCGGCTTAGACGGAATTGCTGCGGGGCGGATGCCTGACGCGGCGTAACGGCGCAGATGCGCCATGCACGGGCGGATGCCCGGAAAGACCACCCTCCAAATGAAGCTGAAGACTATCGAAGTTGAAGGCGCAGTTTACGCCGAAGTAAACGACGGGCGCCCGGTTTACCTGCATGACGATGGCAAAGAAGTTCCATTTGATGCTCCCGCTGCCGTCGCCGCCATCACGGCGCGCAACACGGAAGCGAAGACCCATCGGGAAGCAAAAGAAGCGGCTCTCGCGAAGCTCCAGCTTTTCGAGGGGCTTGAGCCAGAAGCAGCCCGCGCAGCGCTCCAAACCGTCCGCGATATTGGCGACAATAAACTAATTCACGCGGGCAAGCTGGACGAAGTCCGCGCCGAGGCGCAGCGCGTTTACGACGAGCGGCTGAAGGCGATCGAGGAAAAATACGCGCCTGTCGTGAAAGAGCGCGACAGCTTGCAGCAGTCCCTAAACCGCGAACTGATCGGCGGCAGCTTTGGCCGCAGCAAGTTTGTGGCCGATAAGCTGGCCGTGCCCCGCGAAATGGTGGAAGCGTATTTCGGCTCCCATTTCCAGATTGACGGCGGCAAGGTGACGGCTAAAGGGCCGGACGGAAACCCGATCTACAGCCGGTCCAATCCTGGCATTCCCGCCGATTTTGATGAAGCCCTAGAGTTCCTGGTCACGTCATCCCCGTTCCGCGACAGCATCCTTAAGGGAAGCGGCGCGAGCGGCGGCGGCGCGAGCGGCGGCAGTTCAACGCCAGCGGCCAGCGCTAGCAGCAAAAACATGGCGCGTGCGGCGTTCGTTGCATTGAGTCCGGCTGAGCAGATGGCGCACGTCAAGTCCGGCGGCTCGGTTACAGAATAAACTACCGACTAATTACCCTAGATGCATTGCCGACCCCCGGATGGGGTGAGGCGACCCGGCCGGATGGCCGAATTTCCCCACCGCATTTCACTCCATCCATTAGGAGCCTTCGTTGGCTAATACTTTAACGTCCCTTTTACCCGACCTGTACGAAGCGCTGGACATTGTTTCCCGCGAGCTGGTCGGCTTTGTGCCAGCCGTCACCCTGGACGGCAACGCGGCTCGTGCAGCCGTTGGTCAGACCATCCGCGTGCCGATCACCCCGGCCGCCGCTGCCGAGGACGTGACGCCCGGTCAGTTGCCGCCCGACGACGGGGACCAGACCATCGGGAACACGCAGATCACGATCACCAAGTCTCGTGCGGTTCCGTTCCGCTGGGCGGGTGAAGAGCAGCGCGGCTTGAACACCGGGCCGACCTATGCCGTGATCCGCCGCGATCAGATCGCCCAGGCAATGCGTACCCTGACCAATGAGGTCGAGGCGTTTGTCGGCGGCATCGCGCTCGCGGGCGCGTCTCGTGCAGCCGGAACGGCGGGGACTACCCCGTTTAACGGCCACCTAGACGAAGCGGCCGACGTTCGTAAAATCCTGGACGACAACGGATGCCCCCAGGGCGACCGTCACCTCGTCGTGGACACGACGGCTGGCGCGCAGCTCCGTAAGAACACGCAGCTGACCAAGGCCAACGACGCGGGTACTTCCGACTTCCGCG